ATTGTTGATAAAACAAGTTTTCTCAACAATAAACTATTTAGAGGTGATGAATAGAAAAGTCTCCGACTTTTCTATACATCCCGCTCAATTTTTATAAAATAAGATCTACGATCTTATTTTATAAAAATGTTAGTAGTTGTAATTAGAATTTACAAAGTAAATTCTAACACATCGGTACAATTTTTATTGTTAGAAAAAAATAGCTTTTCTAATAATAATCAATATAAAAAAGTATTATCAATAATAATAATGAATAATTCAATAAAATATTATACTACTGAAGATAGAATTAATGAAACATTAGAAAAATATGGTGTTGCTATTATTCCTAATATATTGAATGATAAAGAGTGTATTCAAATGATAAATGAAATGTGGGATTATTTAGAACATATTACACAAAATTGGGACACGCCAATAAATAGGAATAAAAAAAATACATGGAAATATATATATGAATTAAATGATGCTAGTCTTATATTCCAATTTTGGAATATTGGTCATTCACAAATGTGTTGGAACGTACGCCAAAATCCAAAAATAGTAAATATATACTCAAAAATTTATAATGTTAAATCAGATGAATTAGTTGCTAGTTTTGATGGTGCTAGTATACAATTTCCACCTGAAATAACTAATTTTGGATGGAAAACCTTCCCATGGTTTCATACTGATCAAAAATATAATGATATTAATCAAAAACGTATAATTCAATCATGGGTAACTGCATATGATGTGAATCAATATGATGCGAGCCTTGTTATATTGGAATCTAGTCATAAATTACACGACGATTGTGCTAAAAAATTTAATATTAAATCAGAAAAAAATTTTTATTTATTAAATGAAGACGAATTGAATTATTATTTAGATACATGTAAATTAGTTGAAATTATATGTCCCAGAGGATCTTTAGTTTTATGGGATAGCAGAACAATTCATTACGCAATAGAACCATCGAAAATTAGATTAAATCCAAATATTAGATGTGTTAGTTATTTATGTTATGCGCCAAAAATTTATTTAGATGAAGAAAATAAAAAAATTAGAAAAGATGCATTTGAAAAATTAGAATCAACTAATCATAATCCAATTAATGTTAGATTAAAATATAATACACCATTTGATGATCAGAATGTTAATAATTATATTGTTAAAATTAATAAACCAATACTTACAGAATTAGGCAAGAGCTTAATATGATTGTGCATGAATCCAACAATAATTTTTATAATTATCAAAATAAAATGATTTACGATGACATATACTACATTTATCTTTTTTTTCTGTTAAATTTTTTGTATAATAATATATTGGAATTGGTTTATTTTTTTCATAAATAGTAAATAAATCAGATATATTATCAGTAATTAATTTTTTAATATTTTTACTATTTATTTCGGTAATTAAAAATTCTATATTATTTAAATTAATTTCCATAATTAATTTAACTAATTTTTATTATTATTATTTTTCATTTTTTTTATTTAATATTTACAATTTTGATATGAAACTGGAAACGGAATAACATCGCGAATATTCTCAATACCAGTAAAAAGCATACAAAGGCGATCCACGCCTAGTCCCCAGCCACCATGCGGAACTGATCCAAAACGTCTAAGATCCAAATAAAATTGTAAGGGCTCAACAGATATATTTTTAATTTTCATCATATTTAATAATTTATCTAAATTTTCTTCTCGCATTGATCCTCCAATAAGTTCACCAACTTTATATGGCATTATTAAATCAAAATTAGCACATGTAATATTATCATCATTTTGTTTCATATAAAAACTTTTAATTGATCTATCCCAATTTTTTACAAAAACACCCGTATTATTATAATATTCACATAAGAAATTTTCTGCTTCTGAAGATAAATCTTCCCCAAATACAATTTTAATTTTAGAATTTTTTTGAATTAATTCAATCGCATCCTTATATTCTAATCTAATAAAATCAGCATTAATCAATTTTGTAATTTTTTCAATAATACCTTTTGAAATAAAATTATCGAGATTTTTAAGATCATCTAAACTATTTTTTAACAAATAATTACCAATAAATTTAATATATTCTTCACCGATATCCATTAAATTATTCAAATTAATAAAAGTATTTTCAATTTCCAGATGAGTAAATTCACTTAAATGTTTATTTGTATTTGAATGCTCGCTACGAAAACTTTTATTTGTTGTATATACTGCACCCATTGCAGAACTTATTGCTTCTAATTGTAATTGTGAACTAACTGTTAAATAAACTGGTGTATTAAAGTGATCTTTTGACCAATCATATTTTTTTTGATTTGTATTAGTCAAATTTAAAATTGTATCATTATTAATTTGTACCGTTTCATTTAATATTGGATTTTCAATAAATGGTAATTTATCTAAATTAGTAATATCATTTTCAGTAACTTGAAAAACACCTGCGCCACCTTCACATTCTCCTGTGGTCAAGATATTAGGATCCAAATGAAGATATTCTTTATTATGGAAAAATAAATGAGTTGCAAAATCAATACAACTTTTAATTCTAAAAATTGATCCAAATGTATTTGTTCTAAATCTTAAATGATAATATGATCTAAGATAAACAAGTGACAATTTACCTTTAGCTAATGGATACTCATCTGGATTACATAAACCTAAAATATTTAATTCACTTACTTGTATTTCAAAATTTTGACCTTGAGCTGGTGATTTGATTAATGTTCCTTTTACATTAATTGATGTACCTGTATGAATATTTTCTGTATTAATTTTAGAACTCTTTTCATTCTCAACAACTAATTGAATTGATGAAGATGTAGAACCATCATTTATTTTAATAAAAGTAACATCTTTTTGATTTCTAATAGTTTGTACATAACCATTAATTTCTAATTCTTTATCAATATATTTTAAATAATTGTCATTAATATTTTTAATTGTCATTTTTAATAATAATAAACAAATATTTAAATTAAATAAAACCACTTAAACAGATTTAAGTATAATTTATTAATGTTCCTAGTTGATAAATATAACTATTTAACGTGTCAATTAACTTCACAACAAAAAATTATAAAAAATATATTAAATAGTTTTAATAACCATATATTAGTTTATGAAAATATTAATGAAATTATAAAAAAACCAAAAGAAGAATTTAAATTAATATTAGAAGATTTGGAAAGAGGTGTTTTTAAATATTCAAATTTTCAACATGTTATTGTTTATGGTTCTATTAATTCAAATAAAGAAAATATGGTTAATTTATTATTAGAAAATATTTATGGGAAAAATAATATTGAATTAAAAGATGTAGAATATACAATTAATGGTTACGGTAATACGAAAACAAAAGTTACAATAAAACAATCTAAATATCATATTGTAATTGAGCCAAACTCAAATGGTTTTGATAAATATTTAATACAAGAAATTATTCAAGATTATGCTAAAACAGAATTATTAAATATTTTAAAATATAAGAAATTATTTAAAGTTGTTGTAATCAATAAATTAGATAATTTATCATATTATGCACAAGCTTCTTTAAGAAGAACAATGGAAAAATATTCCGATAGTTGTAAATTTATTTTTATTTGTGATCAATTATCAAAAATAATAGAACCTATTAGATCAAGATGTATTTTATTAAGAACACCATTGCCAACAAAAGAACAAATATTAGATATTCTTATGAAAATTAATGAAATAGAAAAAATAGATATAAAACCGAAAGAATATATACAGATAATTAATAATTCAGAGTATAAAGTAAATACTGCTATATGGTTATTAGAATTGAAGAAATATAATTTATCTTATAATAAAAATTGGGATAAATTGAGTGAAAAAATAGTATTAATAATATTGAATAAAGATAATTATAATAATGCAAAATTTTATTCAGGTTTAAAGAAAATTAGAGAAATATTTTATAATTTATTTATTACAAATATACCAACATATATTATTATTAGAAATATAATGATAAAATTATTAGAATATGTAAGTGATTTAGAATTAAAAATTAATATAATTGAAATAACTTCAATTTTTGAATTAAGATTAAGCAATGGAACTAGAAATATTTGTCATATTGAATCATATATTATTCGTATTATATATTTATTAAATATGTTTAATAATGGAAAAACTTATGAATATAATTTAGATCTATTAGAAATATAATTTATTATAAATCAACATCTATTTCACTTTTTAATGTATCGTGATTTAACTGTAATACTAATGTTGGATTAATCATTAATGCATTTAATTTACCATTCATTATTAAAATTCGTAATTTCCAATCAATTGCTTCATCTATTACATGTAAATTATTATAAATTTTATGTAAACTTTTATTATTTATTAAATAACAATCGCCATACATATGTGAATTATTAAATTGATAAATATTATTTATTATTAGTTCACCGTGAGTATTTTGCGAGTCCCCCAAATAAATTATATCAAAATCTATGTTTAATTCATTAATATTTGTAATTATATTATTAATTTCATAATCCAAATCATCTACAACAATTTTAAAATCATCTTCAAATATTACCGAATAATCAGAATTTAATAAATTATTATCATATTCATTTTTTAATTTTTCAATTAATTTATAATGACTTAAATAACAACCATACACACCTTTTTTTGTATTCTATTCCAATACTCTTTTTGAATTATATTATTTTCTAATAATTTATTATAATCTAATGTATTACCATCAATCGCCGGGAAATAAATAATATCTTTATTTAATTTTTTAATTTGAATATCTAGATTTTCTAATCTATCAATACTTCTTTCTAAATGTATTATATAGTATTTTATTTTTTTAAATTCATTTGTAAAATTTTCGGTTTTATTAAATGTAATTATTAATAATATAATTAATAAAATAATTAATGGGATAATTAAATATATTACATCAAACATTATAAATAATTAGAAATTTTTTATCTAAAGTAATTATAATGAATTTATATCAAGATAGAATAAATTTACTTTATAATTATTTTTATAATGAAAATTTAAAAAAAAATTATGAAATTGAAAAGATAAATTTAGATAAAATTAATGAAACTGATTATGAGTTTGAAGAAGGTAAATTATCCAATAATATTCTTAATGAATTATTAGAAAATAAATTTCAATATTTATTTGTTATTGATGATGATATATATTATAAAATATATAGTGATAATATCTCATCAATTATGAAATTATCTTTTAATAAGAAAAGTTGGAATGATAATAAAATAAGTTATTTATTAAGTGAATTAGTTTTAGAAGATAAAACTTCCAATATTTTATTACCCGTAGTTAATATTTCAGTTAATATTCAAAAAATAAAACATATACTAATTAAAAATGTTTTACCACCAAAATTTGAAAAATATATAGATAAAAAAAAAAATATTTCTTTGAAAATTAGAGAAGGATTTTTTAATTTAATAACATTAAGATCATTTATAAATTCTGAACATACCTTCAACTACAAAAGTATTCTTTTTAGAATTTTATATACATTATTGATAATCAAAAATAAATTTAAATATTTTATACATAATAATTTAACCCTTGATAATATTTTTATTTATATAAATCCTTTAAAATTATCTAATAATGAAAAATATATAATTGACGGACAAGCTTATATTGTTCCAAATGAAAATATTGCTATTAAAATTACAAATTTTGAAGATTCAACTATTTATATTGATAAAGATAATGAAATAGAAGAAGATATAGAAATTGCTGAAAAAAATATTTTTATAGAAGAATCAGATTATAATATAAACATTGAAGATTATGAAAAAAAATATAAATCTAATTTAGATTTAATTATGTTAGTCAAAGATTTACTTAAAGAAAATAAAAAAATAGATTTAATTATAAAAAATTTCCTAGTTAAAATTATGAAGAATAATAATATAAGAAATATTTTGAAAGATGAATATTTTAATGATTATAAAGAAAAACATAAATCATTAATATTTACTGGAAATAGAATTATAACAAACGACACCGAAGATAAATTAAATATCGAATTAGATACAGATAATGAACATATTTTTGGTAATCAAAGGAAATTAAATCGCATTTATATGAAAGGTGGTTATGATAAAACAATTGCTCCGCCTTATAAAAATGAACCAAATAATCCATTTAGAACTAATGATGAAAAACAAACATTTAATAAAAAAATAGAAGATTTACCGAAAAAAATACAACAACCAGTTTTATTAGAACAAACTATTTATGATACTACGCAAAAACCAAATAAGCAACCAGCGCCTGCGCCCGTATATATACCAATACAAGATAATAATCAATTAACTGTCTTACCAACATCTGGCATCGTTTCTAATATGTTAAATCCTGCATATAATCAACCATTACAAAAAGTATATAATATATCTTTATCTAATCCATTACATGATTTTAGTACGGTTAGTGCATTATATGAAGATATATTACCCGGTGATCCAAGAACCTTTACATTTGGTACAACATACGAAAGAATACAATTAAGTAATTTTATAAGAAATTTAATTAATGATAATATTGATGGTGAAGATATGAATGTTACCGGTGGTAAAAATTCAATTCTTTCTTCAATGAAATTACTTGATTTAAATCCTTATTCATTAAATAAACATCCATATAAAGATTTAGGTAAAAATTATTTACTTTATAGAGCAGCATATCCTATTCGTTATGATAAAGAAAAAAATAGTGTTATATTATCAAAATCAGCTCAAGGTTTTAATGCTAGACTTTACAATATATCTTTTGGAGAAATGAATGGTGATGAAATAAGATCAAATTTAACTAATTTTGATTTTGATTTATGGCGCGATTTATATTATTATAGATATATAACTGATAAAATAGTATCAAAAAAAATATCACCTAATTTTATTACCATGATTTTATATAAAATAGATAAATCATCTAAAATAAATTGGAATAAATTATCAAATTTACAACATAAAAACATATCAGATAAAGATTATTTATTTAGACCATTTAATAAAACTTTTGATGATACAAGTTTAACTATTTTTTATTTTAAAAGTTCCAATGATAAATATAATAAAGAATTTGATAAATTAAAAGAATCTTTTAAAGATTATAAAAATATTATAATAAAAGAATTAGAATCAGATGATGTAATAAAATTTGGTATTCAAACAAAAATAAATATTACAAAATTTCCATCAATTGTTTTTAAATTAGAACAAAAATTTACATTATATGATAAAAGTTTTACATCAATAGTTGAAATAGTAGATTTTATAAACGCAAAAGTTGTTAATATTGGTAAATTTATAAATTTAAATGCTGAAACTGGACAATCATTAGTATTAATAACTGAAGCGCCCCATACAAATATTATTCGTTGGGCATCACCAGTTTATGAAGCTAATGGATCTTTAAAAAAAATGATTGCAACCGGATATCATAAAAAAGAAGTATGGCAATCAATATTATTTCAATTAATACATTTATTACATATTTTACAAGAACAAAAAATATATTTTGAAGAATTATCATTAGAAAATAATATTTATATTAAAGATTTAAATTACGATCCTAATAATATCAATTATTGGATTTATAATGTTGATGGATTAGATTATTATGTACCAAATTACGGTTATTTAGTATTATTTGATTCTAAATATTCAGATTTAAAACAAGATGATTTTAATCCGCGCGAAGATTATAAAATATTATCACCTATTTTATTTGAAAATAAAAATGATAAAACTGAAAATAAAAAAGATATTGATTTTGCAAAAAATTATGATAAATTAAATTATGATAAATTTAAATCAATATTTGATCCAACTACATTTACAAATTATTTAAAAAAACAAGGAGGCTTAGTACCCGATGATGATATTATTAACTTAATTAGATTAATATCAAATGATTCTTTTCAAGATATTAAATATTATATTCGTAATTATTTTAATTTTTATTTAAATAATCGCATTGGTAAACCATTAATGCGAAGTGAAAAAGAAATTATTAATATATATAATAGACCATTATATAGAAAAGGTGAATTGATAGTTAAACAAGAAAGGTTTGATGATTTTAAATGGGTATTATTTGAAGAAATGAATGTTGATGGTACTATAAATATTATAAATAGAGATATTCGTGGAATTATTACTGTTGAAACTGTCCCTCAATATTGTTTATATGGTTACCCAATATCAGAAAACATTAGTCCAATAGATGAAAAAAATATAATTGAAACATTCAAATCTTTATAATTGCATTTATTTTATAATTTTCTGATCTATAAGCATTAGAAAATAATACATTATTAATATAATTGAAATGAGTATGTCCATATACCCATTTTATAATATTTTTATTTTCTAATAATTCATCAAGTTCTGAAGCAAAACAACAATTAACTATATCACCTTTAAATTTATCTGGAATACATTTATACGACGGTGCATGATGAGTAATAATAATACATTTATTGTATTTATTAATTTTATCTTTAATAAAATTTAAATTTTTTTTGAATAATTCATTACATTTATTTGGATTATAATCATTGATATATTCATAATCTTTCATTTTATTTAATTCTAATTTGTCTGTACTATTTGGTATATAAGACCACAAGGTTGTACCAACAAAAATAATTTTATTATATTCAAATATACGATTATTTAAATAATGTACATTAGTATATTTACTTGAAATAATATCTATTTCTTTATCCGTTTCATATATATCATTATAATAATATTCGTGATTACCAGAAATTATTAATACATGAATAAATAATTTTGAACAATAATCAATAAAATTTCTATAAATATTAGTGAATGGATTGCCTATATCACCTGCTAATACTAAAATATCTGCATTTTTTATAATAATATTATTAAATTGTATTTTATTAATATCACCTTTTTCTAAATGTATATCCGAACAAACTTGTATTGTATTCATTAGTTAATATAAATAATATTGAACTATATAATAATTCAATATTTTCTATATAAATATATATGACATTTTCATCTCAAATTTCTAATTTTACCGATCTCCCCCCCCCCCCACATTAATAATATTTAGTTTAATAATAATAATTATAATTTATTTTTTATATAAATTTTTTATTTCAACAGAAGGATTTTATGGTATTAACTGTCCTAATTGGTTGATACCATTTTGGCCGTCAATCTGTAATCCATTACCAAAACCACCAACTAACCCCAATTATAAGATTATAGATGGGATAGTTGAGGGACCAAAAGGATTTAATAATTTTGTAAATATTAATGACAACATAGTAATACCTGAAAATAATGGAGACCAAATAAAAGATATATATGGTAATGTACTTAAAAATAGTAATGGTTATGATTTATTAAAGGATACAACCGATAATTGGCCATGGGGCGGTAACAATAGATTATCAATAAAATCTTATATGAATGAGAATGATAAAGCAGCCAAACGTTTTAATGACTGGACTCGTATGCGTGTAACTTTTCATTAATTGATATAAATAATATTGAACTATATAATAATTCAATATTATAAATATATAATATTTTTTACGGTTGATTGTTAAGATTATTTTTTGATGTGAAATAGGACCAAGACTTGGTGTCATTTAAAATACGTCTATAAAATAATCACATACATATACCATTAGTACACTGACTACCATTGGGATTATCATTACATCCCATCACATTACTACATTTTTTATAACATTTATTATTATAACATATTGTACCACTAGTCTTACAAGAAACACTAGCCGAACATTTTTCAAAACAAAAACTCGAAGTACCTACGTTTTCGCATGATTGACCACTAGGACAAGGCTCAAATGAACTACAAGAACATTTTTGGTTACCACCACATTTACCAGATTTACAGTGGGAACCGGATGTACAATTCCCATTATATGAATTAAGACCAAAAAATGTTTCTTTATTAAAAAACGTATAAAATATAACTAAGATAAATATACTTGAAAGAACATAAAATAAAATATTTTGTGAGGGGGGGGGGAATATATTCATATATATAAGAGATTATAAATTAAATTAAATTAAATTAAATTAAATTAAATTTAGCCTCCAAGGGGAGTCGAACCCCTGACCTTGCGCTTACAAAGCGCATGCTCTAACCATCTGAGCTATAGAGGCATTGGGCTTTTTGCCCTATATATTAATAGTAATATCTCTTTATATTATTTTATAAAATTTATAAATATTTAAAAATAAATATATATAAATTTTAAAATTTCTATGTTTATATATACACATATGACTAATTATCATATAACAAAAAGTTGCGATTCTAGTAGTTCTGATTCTGAATCAAGTTGCGAAAGTAAAAAAAGAATTAAAATTAAATGTAAAAAAATAATTTGCAGTGGTGGCGTAGAAGGACCAAAAGGTTGCCCTGGTCCCATTGGTCCTCCTGGACCAACTGGTGCTTCTGGGCCAACTGGTCCTACTGGTCCCATTGGCTCCACAGGTCCTACAGGTCCAGTTGGTCCAGCTGGTCCATCTGGTTTAACCGGTCCGGCTGGACCTACTGGACCACAAGGACCCATTGGTCTTACTGGCCCCGAAGGTCCAGCCGGCCCGGTTGGATCTACTGGTCCCCGTGGTAGCGTATTTGGCGCAGCTAATTTTTATGCATTAATGCCAGGTGATAATAGCGCAACTATTGCAGCTGGTTCTGATGTTAATTTCCCAAATGATGGACCTGCATTTGGTACAGATATATCAAGATTAGGGCCAGATAGTTTTAATTTAACTTCTATTGGTATTTATCAAGTTATGTTTCAAGTAAGTGTATCTGAACCAGGACAATTAGTTGTAGTTTTGAATACTTTAGAAGAACCATATACAGTTGTAGGCAGAGCAACTGGCACCGATCAATTAGTTGGGATGTGTTTAATTACTACAACAATTTCAAATACCGTATTAAGTATTCGTAATCCTGCAGGTAACTCCACCGCTTTAACTATTACACCAATTGCAGGTGGAACTAAATCAGTATCTGCTCATTTAGTAATTACCAGATTATTATAATTACCAGATTATAAACTATTTGAATCAGAATCACTAAAATCTTCTAATTCAGAGCTTTCTTGTGAATCATCAATATATTTAATAGTTTTTTTATTATCACTATCAAAATCTATATTTCTATCCCATATAATTTCATCTGGATCTTTATTTGTATCTAATAATTCTATTTGTTTTAATTTAGTCCATGTATTCATAACTAAATCTTTTTTATCATAAGCTAATACATTTATAAGTTTTAAATAAGACTTATAAGTATGATTATTTTCATTACGCATATCTTCTAAAGTAGCTATTTTTTCTTTTATTTCAACTTGTTTTGGTAATTCAAATAATTTTTTACCATATTCTTTATAAAGCATCTTTATTCTATCTAATGATATTCCAAATAACTCATCAAAAAAATATTTTTTTAATTGTGTTGTATTATCTTCGTTATTATAAACATTTAAATATTGACCTTGTAAATTTGAAACATAAAAAGTATGATTTTCTTCAATATTGGAATTAAAATAAGTTCTTTCTATTAACTTTAATATCATATCAAATTCTTTATCAAATATAGCACATATATCTATATTTAAAAAACTCTTAGTATTTGGCGTATTAATTGAATTTATACTCAATAAATTATTTTGATAGTTATTTTGAATATTATTATTGATTGTAATGTTTTGATTAATTTTTATTGGGTTAATATTATTTTTTTCATTTATGATTTTATTTAACATATCATTTTTTAATTTACATCTTGATTTTAAATGACGTGTTAAAGAAGATTTATTGCAAAAAAATATATTACAATATGTACAAGATATTTTATTATTTTCTTTATTTAATTTATCATTTTTATGTTTAATATTTTTATGATTAGATCTTGATTGTGAAGAACTAAAACATTTATCACATAAATTACATTTGTATTTTTTATCCATATATTTATATTAGAAAATAATACTTTAGTTCATTTTTACATATTTATTGGTTCATAAATGTGAACAATGGTTCAAAAAAAAAAAAAATATTTATTAAAAAGTAGTTGATATATAATAATTTTATATTAAAAATATATTATTTTATATTATTAACATCTAAAATCAAGTAATAAATGTAATATAAAATTATTATTAAAGATTACCAATATGTATTTTAAACCGGTTCAGAGAAGAAAAAATTAGTTTAATATTTTACAAAATATATTATTTCGGTTAAAAGAGTGCACCTCTGGTAAATGCGACTAATATAATGAATAAGTATCAACCAAATATAATGATCATGACAGTTATGCACTTCCCTAATTTCGGTTCAATTTGTACATATTTTTGGCTTAAAAATGTGTATTATGGTTCAAATAAAAAAAACATATATTTTATTTTTAAGATGAAAACTAAACACAAAATTATAATAATAAATATTTTTTTATTATTATGATCTAGTTATAAGTAATAATGTAACAATTAAATATTATTAAAGATTGCCAATATGTATTTTGAACCGGTTCAGAGAAGAAAAAAAATAACTTAAAATTTATAATTTTTATATAAAAAATGTTTTATAAAAAATTAATACAATTTTCAATAATATTTGTAAAAAAAGCAATATCTTTTTCTAATGGTAATATAAATCTATCACGATTTGCTTTCTCTTTATATTCTTGTAATTTATTTAATACCATCAATTCAATAATATTCATATTTTCTTCAGATTTACATTCTTTATAAAATATAACTTCATGTTCGGCTGTTTTATTATAGGTACTTAATCTATCTTTTAAATTTTTTGCTTTACCAATTATATAAATTCGTTTCTTTTTATTATCTTCAGTTGTTATTAAATAAATTAGATTTTTTTCAGGATAATTAGTACGTTTTTGTTTTTTCATACATATGTTTTCTAATAATTGTATTTTTTGATTCTTTATTTTAATTTCTTTTTGTAATGTATTTTCATTTAACATATTTATTTTGTTAAGTAATTTTCTTATCCATTGATTGATATATAATGCAAATATAGGAGATATCCATTGCGCTAATTGAATCGCTAAATCGGGATGTATCCATCCCTTATTATGAGAAAAATCATTTGTATTTGAACAAAATGAGTTGTTATCTATTAATTGTAATTCATTCATTCCGAATTTGTTAATAAGATCATTAATTAAATTTTTTGTTGAATCTATTTTATACCAATCATTAAAATTACAATTACCTACTTTACATATTTCTTCAATATTTATATAATTATCATTAATTCTTGAATGAATAATATTATTATTAAAGATTAATTCGTGTGTTACATTATTATCAATCAAATCAAATTCATTCAGTTTTTGAGAATCATCTATAAGTTCTTGAATATTTATATTTGAATTAATTTTATCATTTAATTCTTCTATTTTTTTATTTTTATCAGTAATAATATTTATCAATTGATTATTTATAGATAATACTTGATTTTCTTCTATTTTTTTTATTTTTATTTCCAATTCGTTTATTATAGATTTATTCTTAAGTAAATTAGAAGGATATAATTCATTTACATATTTACTCGATTGTAGATTATTATTTATATTTTGTTTAGATAATATATTTTTTTCATTTATAATTTTATGTATATTTTCATTTTTTATTTTACAATAAGATTTTAAATGTCGAGTTAGAGATGATTTTGAGCAAAAATTTTTATTACAATGTATACAATTAGTTGTAATAATTATTTTACAATTTTCATTTCTATGAAATTTATTTACATGATTCCATTTTGATTGTCTGGAACTAAAAAATTTATTACAATGTTTGCATTTAATTTTATTTTCCATATATATATTATAATTATATTTTTTAAATAATTATGTTAAATAGTAAACTTTATTTAAACGTGTACTTTTCAACATTGATCAAATAAATTAGTTCGTAATTATATAATGAACTCAATAACAAATTTATTTTACGTATAAAATATTACAAATAATTAATTTAAAATTAATTATTTTCAATATTATAATATATGATTTCTAACGAATTAATAATTTTGATACTTATAATTATTATTTTATTTCTAATAAATAAAGAAAATTTTACAGGATTTAGAAAAGATGGATTGGGAACTGAAATAGAGAATAAAAATAATTTATTTCCATATATACCTAAGAATTTTTTTGTTAATCATTTTTTAGCACCCAAAAAACGTAATCATCATAATAAATAAAAAATTAGTTATTTCATAATTATTCGGTCCAAAATCTACACCAATCTTTTTCTTTTATTGAACATGAAATAAATTGTTCTGTTGGACAAATAATAGAAATATCTTTATATTGTATATTTATAGTATTACCATCTCCTGAAGTTGTACCAGATATTCCATGCAATATTAATTGACTATTTTTACTTATTGTACCAAATTTTATATTTTTATAATTATATCTTTTAATCTCCAAACCAAATACATAAATTAAATAAGTTATAAAATACCACGCAGCACTTACATTATTAGAATTCATATGTAAATGAATTTTACCATTATATTTATTATCATAAATAGGAATATTACCTAAATTTAACATTTGCACTCTTTCATAATTATTAATACCTTTTTTATCTTCGTTCCAACAATCCCATTCAACTATATTTTGATTAGTTTGTATTTTTTTTATATTTTTCATCCATTTTTCTTTTTTCCCAGTTAGACATCTTAATATTAAATGTACCGGTACAAGATCGCCACCCCCATTATTATCTAAATGAAAATGGATATTTTTATACATATCTCTATTAGAAAATAAACGCAATGTTTCCGTTATAATTTCATCTTTATTTTTATCTATTGAAAATGATGAAAAATAAAAATGATTATCTTTATTAATTCTTTTTATTGGTTTTTGAATATATTGTTTATTTTCTTTAATTTTATATTTGATATCAATAGATGTTCCATCTTTCATAATTATACTATTAATATGTAATATATCTATTTTACTTTCTCTATTTATAAAAAATGCAATATTATTAGATGAAATATTTAGAAAAGATAAATATAATTTTATATATTTCTTCCATGTTATGTATTTCGTTGTAAATACTTTTGCGATTTTATTTGATTCAATGTCAATATGAAATGGAAAATAATAATTTTTTTTTACAATATTTACAATCCAAAAATGTGATAATTCATTAATATTATTAAAATTTTTTTTTATTGGATAATATTTTTGTAATATTTTATTTATTTCATCAATCAATTCATTACTTTTTATCATTATAATAATATATATAAAAATTGTACCGATGTGTTAGAATTTACTTTTTAAATTCTAATTACATCTACTAACATTTTTATTAAATAAGATCTACGATCTTATTTAATAAAAATTGAAAAAATAAATCTAAATATCATATAAATACTATTAGTATAAGATGTCTAGTCAACAGATTCAACTGATTCGGGTTAACGGTCAATTGTGCGCACTCAGCAATCAACCAATCGCATCTAATACTCGTCGAATTAATGGTGGTATTATGATTGGCGATGGGATGCCTACACAGGGTATTGTGATTGGTGGTGTGCATCCTCCGGGTATTGTGATTAGCGGTGTGCATCCTCCGGGCATTGTAATTGGTGGCGGAGTACCTATGCGCGGTTTTGCGTTGGGTGGGGTTATGATTCCGGGTGTTTCATTTAGATAAACAATGTGCAAGTGAAGGATAATTACAAAACGTTAGTGAATTATTTTCCATTTGTAACCATGGTGTAGATTGCCGGTTTCAGATGATTTTTTTAATGATAATACAGACATTTGAAATTTTTTACATATTTCACGATTTGAATAATATGTAGCAATCACATTATTTGTTTTAGGATCAATTTGTTCTACACGTTTACCAGATGTTGGTGCATATTTTTCAGGTAACTTAGAAGTTAGTAAAAACGCTTCTTTCATTTCTTCTGAACAATCTTCAAAAAATTTCCAATAATGACCAGATGAAATACTATCATTTTGAATTGCTCGTGTAAAACTTTTTGATTTCATATTTCGGGCTTCAACAGCTTGTTTTTGGCTAGCAAATACTTCTATTATTTTAGTTTTTTTTATATCAATCATAGCAATATATTTAATATCAGGTGATTTGTGTTTTGTTACTTTAGTTTCTGGTATAGATTCGGGTAACTTTTCAGTACGATTTAATGATAACCATCTAAAATTTTTATAAATAGTATTATCGGTTGCTGATCTTTTTAATTGTGACAAAGAAATATTTTCCAATTCTCTTTCTACTTCAGTTGGACTATCAAATACTTTAATTGGATTTTTAAGATCTGATGGATTATATTGATAAATTTTCGGAATACGTTTACCATATTTTCTTTCTTTTATCATATAGTTACATGTTGTTATATTTGAATCAATTGTTGATACTGGTTCTATAATTGGTTGTGGTAATTTATTTGTACCAAACGCTACTAAAATATCATCATTTGTTACATTACATTTTTCGAATTCGTGTAAATAATTACCTAATTCTTTTTGTTTAAGAATAATTTTTTCTTTTTCTAAAGATACTATTTCCTTTCCAAGAGAAATTGTTTCATTTATTTTTCTCGTTTCCTCTGTTTTTAATCTAATTTCTTCAACTAATATATTATCTTTATTTTCAAATTGATTTTTATTCATATCAATTATTTTTAAAATTTCATCAAGTTCTTCTTGATTTACTAAATAAGTTTCTGTAGATAGTTTTTTATTTTTCATTTCAATAGGATGATTATATTTTTTGATAAATACATGATTATGTAAAAATCTTTCGAATTTTACATGATTATCACTTTGTACTACTTGAATTAAAAAAATGTGAGGGAGATCAAATACTGTTGAAATATTTGTTGATCTATCTTTAATTGATTGTGTAGAGCCAATTTTAATAACTATTTTATCATCTATTTCATTTAATTTATAAATATAAACTACATTCTTATTATTATATGCTTGTATAAATGTTTTATGATTTTTTAATGATAATTCTTTTTTATTAACTTCAATTTCTATATTTTTTTTAGTTAATTGCATTTTTAATTCATTACTTTCTTCCAATATTACATCGTGTAATAATTCTTCAAGTTTAATAAAGTATTCATGAATTTCATGCGCTTTTTTTGTTGATGCTTTGATACAAAATAATTTAAATGTTTTAATATTTAACATAATAGTTTCTTTGTTGTGACCACCGCGTCCATCTTTTTTTTGCCCCGTCAAGTTGTGGAGCAAACTTTTATAATCATTATCCAACATAAAATTTTTTTCTAGAACTCTTTTAGCCGCATCTTTTTGACTAAAACCTAACCATTGCCATATATTATCTAAATCAATTACATAATCAGTAATTTGATTATAATTAAGATAACAATAGAATGATGAAATAAATAATTGTTGTTGGATATCTGTAAATTGATCTTTTATTTTACTTAATAATTTATTATTGAATGTATTTGATAATTTTATAATAGGATTTGATTCTATTAAATTAATAATATCTAGTTTTTCCATTAATTATAATAGTAAATAAATCTTTAATTATGTTTTTATTTTTAAAAGTAAAAACAGTACGCGAGATGTTGATATTTTAATGCTTTCTCTGCAGAGTAAGCACTATATAGTTGATTTTTCATCATAAATATTAAACAAATGACTATTGTTGTGCAAATTATAGGTAGTATTTTATTAAATAAAATTAGAATATTCACATTTGTTTTAATTAATATTTATCAATAAGATTATTACATTATTTTTTCGTATTGTAATTTTTTTTAATTTTAATTAAAAATAAAAAAAAATCACTTAACTTTATTACTGGTTTTCCAATCATTTAAATTAATTATTTTTTGTTCAGTTATATTTATTTTATATTCTTGATTTAAATAATTTACAAAATTATCTAGTTCTTTTTGTAAATCATATGATTTAATAGATGTTTTATAAGATACTTTTTTATTATTAATTTTTTTAGTAAATTGGATGTAATCAGTACCATTTATATTACAAATTGAAAAATTAATGGGCATACTTGGCTTATTATTTTCTTTTAATTGCTTCTTATCAGTAAAATCATATGGATTTTTAACTGTATATTTTTGAATATTTAAATCAGGATATGATTCATTTATTTCGTCTATTAATCTATCTAATTCGGTTTGAATACACATACATTTCATAAAAAATCTTTTTGCGTATTTAACTTTATTTACTGTTTTACCAAAACCTAAACACCATGCATCTTTTTCTTGATATAATGAAAAGTTATCCGGAAGATCAGGTTTAATTTTATATTTTTCTTTTGTATGTATGGTATTTATAACAGGACTAACGTCTTCCGCGCCAGTTGATGTTTCAGATAATAGCGTATCTTCAATAATTTCATTATTTACATTTGAAAAATCTAATAATACTGGTTTATCCAATTTATAATAAGGCATTTTATTATATTCTTTATTATCTTTGTATTTATCATTTAATAGATCAATAAATTTATCAATCATCAACTGTAAATCATTGTGTGTTAATACCATTTTATAATTTATACATGGTTTAATTGATCTATTCTCATATTCAAAGTTATATTTATTATATTTTTTATCAATAGATAATCGTAAACCTTTGAATAATTTAAAATCTGGTTCAACTATTTTTTTATATTCTAGATCGGTTATTTCACCATTTAAATGCTTCAATTTTAATTTTGTTTGATCTAATTTTTCTTTAATGTTTACATTATTAGATTTTGAGGATTCCCATGTTTTATCTAATTTTGGATGTCTTTTATCAATGGTAAAAAACTCTCTCCAAGAATCATTTTCTTTATCATAACATCTTTTATGATAACAAACATAAATTGGTAAATCTGATTGTTGAATACCTTCTGGTAAATCACATGCATTTTTTTGTCTTTTTTGTTTATCTCTATTACTATTTTGTTCTGACATATTAGCAAAGCGTAAATTTTCTCTACGATTATCTAGCTTATCGCGATTAATATGATCAATCGTTTTTTTCATATTTGTATTATCTTCAAAATGAACATCCATTATATATTGATGGAGGTAAACTGTAATTTTTTTATTATCTTTTGAAAACATTGATGCAATATATTGTCCAGAATGTAAATACCATGTAGGTCTTTCATTATTGAAATTTAATACTATATTTTTATCTTTAATTGAAAATTTAGTATAAATATTATCATTTATATGCATTATATAATATTCAATATTTTGATTATCTTTAACTTTCCAATACATATTTCTATATTGTCCTGCATAAGCACCAGATATAATTAATTTTGGAGTTCCTATTTTTAATATTGTAACATTAGGTGGTTCATTAAATTTAACTGGATCATTTAGTATAATTTCTAAGTTATTAAATCTATAGTCATTAGTATCATTATTTTTAAATTTAATTTTTTTATAATTATTTATATCAAATAGTAATTCAATAAGAGATTTATTCTTATAATAATATAAATCATCTTCAAGTTTAATTAAATCTTCAATATTTCTTTTATTAATTATTTTATCTATATATTCTGAGTCAATTTTAACTACTTTATTAACGAAAAAACATTTTTCGACTTTATTATATTCAATACTTTTTTGCATTAGTATATAATATGTTATATCTTTATATATTTTTAGCATCAATTTTTTTAATTTTATATTGAAAGTTATAGTGATGAAAATTAAAACAAAAATATTATTTTTATAATATTTTTGATGATAATATGATGTAAATATGGTAAAAAATATTTAATTTGAGTAAGCTGCACCTGCCATACCAGACATAACGCGCAATACATTGTAGTTGACGGTGTAGATGTTTAATAAGCTGTTAGAGTTGGAACCACCAAGTGTGTTAGCAATATATGATGAATCGCCGCTTGTGTTGCCAGAACCAATGGTAACTTGGAGAGTAGCGTTGTCAATACGGGAGAAGTTGCATGTGCCAGATGGTTGATGTTCTTCGGGTTTAAGTGCGAATGAGTATACATTGATACCATCGGCAGGTGTGTTGCTGAAGTGTTGGTAAGGTTGGACATAGTTGAAGTAGTTGCCATCGCGTTCTTGGAAACGGTCAGAGCCGTTAAGTTGGAGTTTAGCAGAAGCAATAGGATTATCGGTACCGTCAATGTTGTTACCATAGTTGAAGTGATCTACAACTGTGTATGATTTAGCAGCAATATATTGGAGGGCAGCAGTTGATGGGTTAGAAGCGCTAGCGGTATAGTTACTTAATACAGAGGCAGCAGGGATAGATAAATCGCTCATGGTAAAGTTATTGCTTAAGATAACAATATTTTCAAGAGTCATGGGGATTTGGGGGTTGGTGCCTGAGATATCTTGGGAGAAGATAATTTGGGCAGTAACCATGTCATCAATACCAGAAACCCATGTTTCAGCAGCGGGTTGGATAACTTCGTGTAAATCACCAGTTACGGTACCAGATACGGACCATGAAGAACCGCTGGCGAAAAGGTTTTTACGGGTAGCAACCCACATAACTTTGGCGTATCTATCAAGAGCAGCTTTCCAGTCACCGTTGGGAGCATAGGCGAGATATTGGTTGGAAGAAGCATATTTGTCAAGGTGAGAAGCCCAGACAAGGTATTTGCTGGGGTGATTGAAGTTAAGTCTATATTTATTGTTGATGGCTCCGAGAGATTCAGAACCGGTAAATTGTAATTGTTCGAAAAGGTATTCGTGTGAAGCTTGTGCGAAACGTTTGCGTTCTTCAGAATCAAGGTAGACATAATCGATTATGAGTTGAGCGTCGTTCATGGAGATAGAAGGAACAGATGATCCTAAGTAGTTAACGCATTGAGCAGCAGCTCTGAAATCGATTGTGATTCTGACATCGTGGTACTGTAAGGCAATTAAAGGAAGAGCTAAACCATTATTACGGTTGAACCAGAATTGGAGAGGAACGTATAATTGGTAAGCGGGTTTATCCATGGAGTTAATGGCGGTAAGTTCGGGAACATCACCGACCATTTTGGCAAAACCGCGGGCTTGGCCGGATTTGTGGGTAAGTTCATACCAGATGTTGAGCCAGTCACCATATTGTTCATCAAGTTTGGAGCCACCAATTTCGATTTTGTAGTGTTGGACAGCAGCTAAACCAAGTCTGCGAACATAACCAAAATCGTGTGAAACGTTTTGTTGAGAGCGTAAGTTAATGTTAACGTACATGTTAGTGATTAAATCACCATTTCTGTTGATTGTGCATGTAACAGTGCGACCGAAATCAGAAGCACCATTGAATGTTTGAGGAATGGGTTCAACAGCGAAGTTAGTGTGTCTTCTGTAAACTACTTTGAAGAAAGTAATTTGAGCTGAACCAGTGAGATAAATATCTTGTGCGCCGTACGCGACTAATTGCATGAGGCCTCCACCCATTATGTATATAATATATTAGATATTATTTTTATTAATATTAATATTAATTTAAATAAACGAATTTTATAATTTTTTTTAATAAATCATATTTTATATAAAAAATGATATATTTTCATAAATATTTTATATTTATTTATAAAAATCATTTAAAATTAATTATTTTTACTATATTTTATTAAAAAATTAAGTAAATATTTTAATCAAATATTTTAATCAAATATTTTTAAATATTTTTTAAATATTTTATTCTAAAAATCCATTATAATGTAATTCATTAATTTGTATCATTTTATCTGATTTTTTAAATTATCTAATCTTTTATTCCAAATATCATTATTATCTATAATCATCTGGATTGAATCTTATAAAAATAATATTTCTATAATTTAGATCTTTCGATAATTCCATTTTCAAATTTTACATTTAACAGGCATTTAATATATAATCTTATATTTATTATAATTAAAAAATAAATATTTTTATTTCTTTAAACATATGTTAAATATTTATATGAGAAAAAACTAATAAATTTTATTAAATTAAACGGATGGATTAATAATGTTTAATTTAAAGTTTTCTTTTTAATTTATTATTAATACCGTTTGTATGTTTACTAAAGCTAAAAATGAAATAAAAAAAAATGATAATTATTTACAAATAATAAAAGAATCACAAACATTAGATAAAAAACATAAAGAAATTATAAAAACTTTTCAATCAAATAAAAATAATTTAGACGAAATTAATAATGAATTACAAATATTAAATGATAAAATATTAAATTTAGACAAAGTTCGTGATAAATTTACATTAGATGAATTAAAATTAAGATCAAATTTATTAAATAGTAAAGATGATTTAGAAAATATTAAAAAAAATATAAATGACAATTTTAATGAAATGGATTATTATGATAAAACAGGAGATTTAATTATTCAATATTATGAATTACGTGATGAAAATCAAAATAAAATAAAAGAAACAAAAAATATAATGGAATTTTTAGGTAAAAATAAAAAAGAAAAAAACAATATTGATATTAATGCAAATCGCGCAGATTTATTTGAAAAATATTGGAAAAGAATTGAAGGCGTTAGAATAAATTTTGATGATGGATCAAATAGAATTAAATATTGTAAAGATTGTAATTTAGAAAAAATATTAGATTATGGTATATCTGCATATGTTTGTCAATGTTGTGGAGATATTGAAGAGATTATTCTTGATGAAGATAGACAGATTAAAGATTATTCACCATATAGAAGAATTAATCATTTCAGAGAATGGTTAAATCAATTTCAAGCAAAACAATCACCGGAAATACCAGAAGAAGTATATAGAGATATTATTATTGAATTAAATAAAAATAGAATTAATGATTATACTGAATTGAATAAAAAAAAGATGAAACTAATATTAAAAAAATTAGAATATAATTCTTTTTATGAACATATACATTATATTATTAATAAATTAAGTAATTTACCACCACCTAAAATAACACGGGATATGGAAAAGATATTTATTAAAATGTTTACTATGATAGAAAATCCGTGGGAGATTTATAAACCAAAAAATCGAAAAAATTTTTTATCTTATTCATATGTATTGTATAAATTTTGTGAATTACTTGAATTAGATCATTTATTGGATTGTTTTACATTACATAAAGATCCAAATAAATTAATGGAAAATGATGAAATTTGGAAGAAAATTTGCAATCATCTAAATTGGGAATTCATTTCATCGTTCAAATAGATCTTTCATTTTTTCAATATTTTCTTGATCATTGCATATTATAGAAATAAAAAATCTTTCGGTATTTTCATTTGGTTCTGAATGTATTGCACTATTTTTAATATTTTTATAATCTGCTAAAAATATTACACCTTGATTATTATTTGGTTGTAATATTTGTGCTTCTTTTAATTCATCAGATATTTTTCTTCTATATATATCGTAAATATTTTGTAAATCATATTTACAATTAGTTAAATCTATTAACATTTTATTATTTATTTCAATAAATTTTTTTCTATTCTCATTATCATATTCATTAATAAATAAAGTACATGGTCCTTTTAATACGCATATAAATTTAAATTGTTTATTATAATTATCAATGTGCCATCTGGGAATAATGAAATCTTGATTTGGTAATAT